GCCTACATGGGTGAAAAGAAAGCATCATGGTGTAACTAAAACCTCTTTACTTTTGTTATGTTTTATAGTATATTAAATTTTGAATTGACAAAGAGGTTATCATGAAGTTCTATACAAGCGCACATCAATATGGCTCCAAGATTCTTCTTCGTGGTGTCCATAATGGTGTGCGCTTTTCTCGTCGGGAAGACTTCTCTCCCGTTCTCTACGTAAAGAGCAAAGAAGAAAGTATCCACAAGTCACTATATGGTGACAATCTCCAGCCGATTGAGTTTGAATCAAACAACGAAGCCAAAGAGTTTGTCAATAGTTATGGTGAAGTAGATAACTTTGCCATCTATGGTCAGACTAATTACGGCTATCAGTATCTTACTCGAAACTTTCCTGGTGAAATCGACTGGAATATGCAGTCGCTAAAGATCCAGACTATCGATATCGAAACGTCAGCCGAGTTTGGGTTTCCTGATATCAATAATCCCATTGAAGAAGTTCTGTTGATCACGGTCAAAGACCTCATCTCTCGCCAGATTATTACGTTTGGTTGTGGTGAGTTTAATGATAAGAACTCTGATATCATCAATGGTCTCCGTGAAGCAGGTAACAAGTTTCTGTATGTCAAGTGTGACAATGAACGTGACCTTCTAGAAACTTACATTCGTTTTCACTCTGACAATCATCCCGATATCATCACGGGTTGGAACTGTGAACTCTTCGACATTGCCTACCTAATCGCCCGCGTAGAACGGTTGTTCAATGATGACAATGCCACTAAGAAGAAGTTTTCTCCTTGGGGCCTAGTGGCACGTAAGAACATGAACGTCATGGGTCGTGAAATGTTCACGTATGAGATGAAGGGCATTGCCGTTCTGGACTATCTGGATCTGTATAAGAAGTTCACGTATTCGAACCAGGAATCATACAAGCTGGATCATATCGCGGCCGTAGAACTTGGTAAGAAGAAGCTGGAACATTCTTACGATAGTTTCCGTGAGTTTTACACCAAAGACTGGCAGCGGTTTGTTGAATACAACGTGGTTGACGTTGAAATCGTGGACGAACTTGAACGTAAGTTGAAGTTGATCGAACTTATCCTTACGATGGCATATGACGCCAAGTGTAATTATAATGACGTTTTCAGCCAGGTTCGGACTTGGGACTGTCTGCTGTATAATCACCTGTATGATAAGAACATTCACATTCCACAGAAGAAAGACCAGCAGGGTCGTGGCATTGAAGGCGCTTTCGTTAAAGAACCTAAGCCAGGTAAGTATGATTGGGTTGTATCGTTTGACGCAACGTCCCTGTATCCGTCAATCATTATGCAATACAATATGTCACCTGAGACATTGGTGAATGGCTTCGTCAAGGACACAACTGTTCGCGGCCTTCTTGATCGCCAGTTTGATCTTGATGATCTCAAGACCAATGACTATTGTATGACTTCAAATGGCTATGCGTTTACTCGCACCAAGCAGGGTCTGTTCCCAGAGATTGTTGAGAAGTTCTTTGGTGACCGCCAGCGTTATAAGAAGTTGATGATCGCGGCTCAGAAAGAATATGAAGCCACGAAGAATGAAAAACTAAAGAACGATATCTCCAAGTATAACAACTTCCAGATGGCAAGAAAGATTCAGTTGAACTCTCTTTTTGGTGCCATGGGTAATGAATACTTTCGTTATTATGATACTCGCATCGCTGAGGGTATCACTATGACTGGTCAGTTTATCATCCAAGAAGTTGGTAATGCACTAAATCAATACCTGAACAAGGTTGTAGGTACCGAGAACCATGACTACTCTTTCTACAGTGATACTGACTCTTGCTATATTTCCCTGGAGCCTCTTGTTCGTAAGTTTTATCCTGATATGGACCGCGATAGGCTCATTAGCATTCTCGATAAAATCTGCGAAGAGAAAATCACAGAGGCTATCAACAAGAGTTGTGATCGACTTGCGGACTACACGAATGCATTTCAAAAGAAAATCATATTCAAACGTGAGGCGATTGCAGAACGTGGCATCTGGGTTGCGAAGAAGCGGTATGCACTTAATGTTTATGACAACGAAGGCGTCCGCTACAAAGATCCAAAACTCAAAGTCATGGGTCTTGAAATCGTCCGCTCGTCTACGCCCGCGCCCGTTCGCCAAACTCTCAAAGAAGCGGTGAGATTGTGCTTGACTTCGGACGAAGCCACACTACAGAAGTTCATTGAAGAAACTAGAACTGCCTTTAACAATCTTTCACCAGAAGAGATTGCATTTCCTCGTGGCGTTAATGGACTACAGAAGTATACCTCAGCATCGGACATTTATGCCAAAGGTACACCGATGCATGTTCGTGGCGCCCTAATGTATAATCATTTGATTACTAAGAACAAACTTGAAAAGAAATACGAACTAATCCAAGAAGGCGAAAAGATTAAGTTTCTTTACTTGAAAGAACCAAATACTATTCGTGAAAATTGTATCGCTTTTCTTGGAACCATGCCAAAAGAACTTGACATCCATAAGTATATAGATTATAAGATGATGTTCCAGAAAGCATTTCTTGATCCACTTAATATGATTGTCGGTGGCCTTGGCTGGTCAACTGAACCTAAAGCAACATTGGAGGACTTATTCGGATGAGTGAACTACTCAACAAACTAAAGAAAAACTCGACCATCAAAGAAACGAATGTGCTGGCAGATAGCAAACTGTTTAGCACCAAGGACTTGATCCAGACTTCGGTGCCAGCCTTGAACGTGGCACTATCGGGTCGCCTTGATGGCGGTCTGACACCTGGCTTGACTGTCTTTGCTGGTCCATCGAAGCACTTTAAGACTGCATTTGCCATGATGTTGGCGAAGAGTTTCCAGCAGAAGTATGATGATGGTATCATTCTGTTCTATGACTCAGAATTTGGTGCGCCCCAGTCATACTTTGAAAACTTTGGTATCGACACCAACAAGGTGATTCATACGCCCATCACTGACATTGAACAGTTGAAGCATGATGTTATGAGCCAGTTGAATGAACTGGAACGTAAAGACCGTGTTATGATTATTGTTGACTCCGTGGGTAACTTGGCTTCAAAGAAGGAAGTTGATGACGCCCTTGATGGTAAGTCTGTGGCTGACATGACTCGCGCCAAGCAGATGAAGTCCCTGTTCCGTATGATTACACCGCACTTGACTATCAAGGACATTCCAATGGTCGTAGTCAATCATACTTACATGGAAATTGGTATGTTCCCGAAGGCTATTGTATCGGGTGGCACGGGCATCTACTACTCAGCCGATAACATCTTTATCATCGGTCGCCAGCAAGAGAAGCAGGGTACCGAAATCGTTGGCTATAACTTCATCATCAATGTTGAGAAGTCGCGTTACGTCCGTGAGAAGTCGAAGATTCCTATCGAAGTTACCTTCGAAGGTGGTATCAGTAAGTGGTCTGGTCTGCTAGACATTGCACTTGAAAGCGGTCACGTAATCAAGCCATCGAATGGTTGGTATCAGATTGTCGGTGAAGAAAAGAAGTATCGTTTGAATGATACTTACAACAAGGAATTCTGGCTACCAGTGCTGACTGATCCTACCTTTGGTGAATGGATCGAAAAGCGTTATCGTATGGCTGGTGGACAAATGATGGAGGGTGACAATGTTGAAATCTCTGATGAGGATGTTTCAGAAGAATACCAAGACCTGTGATCATTGCGGGTGCAGCATCAATCCCAAGGCTGATGCTGCACTCTGCCTTCACGGCGAAGAACATGGTATTCCATTTGAACAATGGATCTGTGAACCATGTTGTCTAAAAGTTGCATATGAATATGAACAGTATTTCGAACTAGAGGATGCTACAGTTGCAGAAGAAAATCGAAACAATTATCCTGAGTAAATTGATTTCGGATGAGGACTACCTACGTAAGGTAATTCCATTTGTGAAAGATGAATATTTTACAGACAATGCCGAGAAACTTATCTATCGGTATATCAATGATTTTGTAGCTAAGTATAATTCTACTCCGACAATTGATGCTATCAATATCGCCCTGCAAAATGATCGTGGTGTGAATGAGAAAGAGTATCAACATGTTACAGAAACTCTTACTGCACTTGACGATGAATTCGAAACAAACGAAAAGTGGCTGCTAGACCAGACTGAAAAGTTCTGTAAGGATCGTGCGGTCTATAATGCCATCATGAAATCGATTCAGATTATCGATGGCGAAGACAAGGTACATTCTCAGGATGGTATTCCTTCTATTCTCCAAGATGCCTTGTCTGTTGGCTTTGACAACAACGTAGGTCATGACTATATCGATAACGCCGACAATCGTTTTGACTTCTATCACCGCGATGAAACCAAGTTGCCGTTCGATCTTGAAATGTTCAATAAGATTACCAATGGTGGTCTGCCCAACAAGACTTTGAATATCGCTCTTGCTGGCACGGGTGTTGGTAAGTCGCTGTTCATGTGTCACATGGCTGCTGGTGCCTTGGGGCAGAATAAGAACGTTCTGTATATCACACTTGAAATGGCCGAAGAACGTATCGCGGAACGTATCGATGCCAACTTGATGAACGTGAATATCCAAGAACTCAAAGACCTTTCAAAGTCCATGTTCGATCAACGCATTGCCAAGATTCGTTCGAAGACCGAGGGTCGTTTGATTGTCAAGGAATATCCAACTGCCTCAGCCCACGTAGGTCACTTC